GAGCCCTGGTGGTCGGCAATTGCATCGCGGCCTGGGTCGCGGTTTTTTTGTGCGTCTATGCCAGCGAAGTCAGCGCGGGGATTGTGGTGCCGGCAGCGCTGACGCTCATCGCGTGGTTGGTCGGTGGCTACATGGGCATTGGCGCGCTGGATTTCCGCACCGCCACCGCTTCGGTCCGCCGCCCAGGTGATGCGCCATGATGGCGAGTTTGACAGGCTGGCTGCTGAAGTCGGCCATGCCGTATCTGGCGGGCGCCTTGCTTGTGGTGGTGCTGGGCCTGACCGCCGCCTGGCGCGTGGAAGCCTGGCGCCGCGCGGGCGCGGAAGAAAGCCTTGCCGAAACCCGTGCCGAATTGACCGCGGCGCAGCAAGCGCTGGCGGATCGCGCGCAGGTGATCAGCGCGCTGGAACGCCAGGCCGCCGCTGCCGCCGCCACGCAGGAACGCATCGAACCCATTCGAAGGACCATCCATGCCGCGAACCGTACCTCGGCCTGCGTGGCCAGCCCTGCTGTTGCTGCTGGGCTTGATCGGCTGCGCGCCAGTCAATCGCCCAGCCCCCGGCCTGACGCTGGCGCCAAGCCTGCTGACCTGCCGCGATGAACCGCGCGTGCCCGCCATGACATCCGACGCTGATCTGATGGGGTTTCTGTTGGATGTGATTGAGGCCGGTGAGGATTGCCGGTCCCGGCTCGCGCGTGTGCGAGAGATTGTTGAAGCGAGGAATGAGTGATGGTCGATAACGTGGATGTCGCGCAGGAATTGGAAGAGCGCCACCGCGCCCAGGCACTGGCGCGTATCCGCGCGCGGTTCCCGGCGCCGGCGCCGAAGCCTCCGCAACCCGTGAAGGAAGCGGAGGATGACGCATGATGGTGAGTTTGGAATGGCGCGACATGGCCGCCATTGTCACGACCGCCGCCATTGTCGGCGGTATTGTTTTGGCGTTTCTGCGCTTCAAGCTGGCTGGTGATTTCGCCGCGCGCGCCGATTTGGCCAAGGTGATGCAGCGCGTGGATGAGGTGGAAGAACGCCTCGGCAAGGTGCCGTCTCATAATGATCTGCGCGCGCTACAGGACCGGGTGAATGATCTGGATCGCGCGGTCGCCGTGGTGGCGGAGCGCGTGACGGGTGTGCATGACATCCTGAAGCGCGTCGAATACCAGGTGCAGCTTCTGGTGCGGCACCAACTGACGGATGGCGCGCCCGACAGCACAAGAGGGAAACGCTGATGGCGAGCTTCGCTGCGCTGCTGGCCGAAGACCGGCGCCTGGTCATCTTGCGCGCGCTGGCGGAAGATCATGACTACGCCCTGAATGACGTGGTGATGAAGCGCGCGCTGGCGTCGCTGGGCCATGATGTGTCGCGCGATATGCTGCGTGCGGATTTGCAGTGGCTGGCGGATCAGCGCCTGGTGACGCTGCGTGAATTGGACCATGGCGCGATCTGGGTTGCCACCGCCACCGAAGATGGCGTGGATGTTGCGCGCGGCAGGCCGCATCCGGGCGTCGCGCGCCCCATGCCGGGGCGGTAAGCCATGGCGCGGCCTTCCACCATTGCGCGCCTGCCGGGCGAAATCCGCGAAGCCATTGGCCGGCTGCGCGACCAGGGCCGCACACTGGATGAAATTCTGGCGCATCTGCAAGGCATGGAAGTGACCGTCAGCCGCAGCGCGCTGGGCCGGCACGTGCAGCAGATGGACAAAGTGGGCGAAAGGCTGCGCCGGTCCCGCGCGATATCCGAAGCGCTGGTGCGCCAATTGGGCGATGCGCCGGAGAGCAAAACGGCGCGGCTGAATATCGAGATGATGCATTCCTTCCTGTTCGACTTCCTGGCATCCGCCGAAGAAGGCGCAGAGGAAGGCAGCGAAGCCGCGCTGGCCCATGTGCGAGACCCTAAATCGGTGGCGCTGATGGCGGAAGCGGTGCAGCGCCTGACCACCGCCAGCCGGCAGAATGTGGAATTCGTGGCGCGCGTGGAAGATCGCGCGGCCGCGAAGGCCAAGGCCGGCGCTGCGCGGGCCGCTGAGGCCGTGGCGCGCGAGAAGGGGCTGAGTGCCGATACGGTGCGCGCGATCAAGGCCAGCATCCTGGGGGTGGCGGAATGAACCAGGATATGGGCATTCAGATTTCATCCGGTGGCGGCTTTGTGCGCGTGGTGGTGGCCGCTGACTTCACCGCCGCCGCAGGCCCGGCACAAGGCAGCGCGTGATGGCCGCGCCGAAGCACTCGACGATACTCGACAAGCCTTCGAGTAGCCCCGACATCGAAGGCGTGCTGCTGCCATATCAGCGCGACCTGGTGCGCGCGGTGTCGCAGCATTCCGTCACGGTCTATGAAAAATCCCGCCGCATCGGCGCGACCTGGGGTGTGGGCGCGCCAGCCATCCTGATGGCCGGCGCCAAGCGCGAAGATCGCGGGATGGATGTGCTCTATATCGGCTATAATTTGGACATGGCGCGCGAGTTTATTGATGTCTGCGCCATGTGGGCGCGCAGCATTGGTATGGCAGCCGGTGAGATCGGTGAATTTCTGTTCCAGGACCAGGAAGAAAAGGGGGTGGAACGCCACATCGCCGCCTTCCGGATCAAGTTTGCCTCGGGCTTTGAAATCCTGGCGCTGGCGTCTCGCCCCCGGTCGCTCCGTGGTCGGCAGGGGTTTGTGATCATCGACGAAGCCGCCTTCCATGATGATTTGGCAGAGCTTTTAAAGGCTGCTTTGGCGCTGCTTATCTGGGGCGGGCGCATTCTGGTTGTGTCCACGCATGACGGTGCGGAAAACCCCTTCGCGGAATTGGTGAATGATATCCGCGCCGGGCGAAAGCCCTACCACCTGCTGCGCACCACCTTCGATGAAGCCTGCGACCAGGGCCTCTATCGCCGCGTGGCGTTGAAGCTGGGCGTGCCATGGACCGCCGCAGGCGAAGCCGCGTGGAAGGCGGAAATCCGCGCCTTCTATGGCGACAGCGCGACCGAGGAATTGGATGTGGTGCCGCGCGCCGGTTCCGGCCGGTATCTCCCGCTGCATTTGATTGAAGCGCGCGCCAGCCGCGATATCCCGGTGCTGCACTACACCTGCGACGATGCCTTCGTGCATCTGCCGGACCATATCCGCACCAAGGAAACGCTGCGCTGGTGTGAAGATAACATCCACCCGCTGCTGGATCGGCTGGACCCGCTGCTGCGCAGCCTGGCGGCGGTAGACTTTGGCCGCGTGGCCGATCTTTCCGTGATCTGGCCCGCCCAGATCATGCCGAATTTGATGCGCAAGACGCCTTTCACGATTGAATTACGCAACGTGCCCTTTGAGCAGCAGAGGGAAATTTTGTTCTATCTGCTGGATCGGCTGCCCCGGCTTTCCGGCGTGGTGCTGGACCGCACCGGGAATGGCGCCTGGTTGGCGGAACGCACGATGCAAAGATACGGCGCGCATCGTGTGGAAGGCATTCATCTGACCGAAGGCTGGTACCGCGACCACATGCCGAAATTGAAGGCGGCCTTCGAGGATGCCAGCTTTGACATTCCCGCCAATGCCTTGGTGGTTGAAGACTTCCGCGCCATTGAATTGGTGAATGGCGTGGCGCGCGTGATGGTGCGCCGGAACACCGCGAAGGGCGAAGACCGCGATCCGAATGCTGGCCAGCGCCATGGCGATGCTGCGATTGCCGCCGCCCTGCTGATTTACGGCGCCAGCCGTGACTGGGGCAGCCTGACCAATTTCCCGATCCCGCGCAGCGACATCATGGCCTTGCCTGACGATAACAGCATTCTGGGCATGTCGCCGCATGGCGCTGTTGCAACCTATCTTGGATGAAAGAATCAGCCATGGAAAATCAGCACCGCAAGATCACCGGCTACCGCGAACTGACTGAGCTTGAAGTCAACGCGATGAACGTGATCAAGGGCCGTGGTGAGCAGCTTTCGCAGCTGCTTGATGACCTGGCTAACCTGCCGGATGTGGATAAGCGCGCGCTGGCCATCGCGCGCACCGAATTGCAGACCGGCATGATGTGGGCCGTGCGCGCGGTTGCCCGCCCCACCAGCTTTTGATGAACCGGCCTTCGGAGCATAAACCATGAGCGGCACCCGCCTTCCGCAAGACTTGGCGCAGGAAGTCGCGACCTTCGAACGCGACATCACGGCCCACTACTACGCGTTCACGATGCAGACGCGCGACGACATCATCCTTTCGCGCGGTGGCAGCAAGGGCCTTGGCATCTATCAAGACCTGGCGCGGGATGGGCATGCGGGCGCGGTGCTGCGCAAGCGCCGCAATGCCGTGGTGGCGCGCGAATGGCAGGTGGAACCAGGTGGCGAAGCGCCGGCTGATGTGCTGGCGGCGGAACTGGTGAAGGCCGCGCTGAAGCGGATCCGCTTCGACCGTGCCTGCCGTGGCCTGCTGACAGCGGTGCTGACCGGGATATCGGTGGCCGAGATCATGTGGGAAGCCGCCGAGATTGAGGTGGATGGCACGCGCCGCACCTGGATTGTGCCCGCCGATATCCGCGTGCGGAACCCGCGCCGCTTTGCCTTTCACCGTGATGGCAGCTTGCGGCTGCTGACGCGGGAGAACCGCACCCAGGGCATTCCGGTGCCGGACCGCAAATTCATCCTGGTGCGTTATTGGGCGGAAGAAAATGAAGACGCCTATGGGCGGGGCCTCGGCTATGATCTGTTCTGGCCGGTGTTCTTCAAGCGGAACGGCGTGGCACTATGGAATGCCTTGCTTGAAAAGCACGGCCAGCCCTTCGTTTATGCCGAATACCCGCAAGGCACATCGGATGGCGATGTGGACCGCCTGGTCACCATGATCCAGGGCATCGCGCGCAGCGCCGGCGTCGCCGTCCCATCCGGCACGCTGATCAAGATGCTGGAGGTGTCCAAAACCGGCACGGCGGACATGCACAAGGAATTGGTGCAGGCCATGAATGCCGAGATTTCCAAGATCGTGCTGGGCGAAACCCTGACGACCGAGATGGGCCAGAATGGCGCGCGCGCTGCATCCGAAACCCATAATGATGTCCGCACTGAATTGGCCGATGCGGATGCGGATATGCTGTCCGAAGAACTGAATGAGAGCCTGCTGAGGTGGATTGTGGAACTCAATCTGCCGGGCGCGGCGCAGCCGATGGTGTGGCGGAAGGCGCCGGAAGAACCTGACCTGCTGGCTGATGCCACGCTGGATGAAAAGCTGTTTAAGGTGGGCTATGAGCCGACCGAAGAATTGGTGCTGGAACGCTATGGCCCCGGCTATCGGCGCATCGCGGGCGCCCAGCCTGCCACGCTGCCACCGCCGCCTGAATTTGCCGAAGGCGAAGACCCCGCCACCATTCCGGAAGCGCTGGCCGATCAGCTTGCGCGCCGCGGTGCGCCGGCCCAGGCCGCGATGCTGGCCGCGATCCAGACCGAGGTTTCGGCGGCGGTGGATTTCGCCGATCTTGAGACGCGCCTGCTGCGCTTATCCGCCGCCATGCCGGTGGGCCGACTGGTGGATGAACTGACGCCCGCCTTGATCGTGGGCCACCTGGCCGGGCGCAGCGATGCGCAGGATGAAGCCACGCCACCGACATGAGCGGCAGTATTGATGCGCTGAACCTGCCGCCGGAAGAAGCCATCCGCTTCTTCCGCGCCAAGGTGAATACGCCAACCCGCGCCTGGGATGATCTGCGCCACGGCGCCCATGCCCGCGCCTGGTCGGTGGCCGGTGTGCAGGCGGATGACATGCTGGCCGATATCCGCCGTGCCATGGATAAGGCGATTGCGCAGGGCACGACGCTGGATGAATTCCGCCGCGATATCGCCCCCCTATTGGGCGAGCTGGGCTGGGCGGATCGCGGGCCCGGCTATGTGGCGTGGCGCACGCGCGTGATCTATGAGACCAACATGCGCACCGCCTATGCCGCTGGCCGCTACGCGCAGATGACGGACCCTGACGTGCTGGCGGCGCGGCCCTTCTGGCGGTACCGCCACAGCGGCAAGCGCGATGCGCGCAAACAGCACCGCGCCTGGGATGGCCTGGTGCTGCGCGCGGATGATCCGTTCTGGCAAAGCCACTACCCGCCGAATGGCTGGGGCTGCGGGTGCTACGTGCAAAGCCTTGGCCCGCGCGATTTGGCGCGCGCTGGCAAAACCGGCCCGGATGAAGCGCCGCCTGCCGGCAACAGGTGGTATCGCGACCCGACCACCGGGGAGATTACCGTGCTGCCTGCCGGCATTGATCCGGGCTGGGATTACAATGTCGGCGCAAGCTGGACGCAGGGCGTGGTACCGCAACCGCTGGCGGAACCGCTTCAGCCTTATCGTGGTGGTGGCCTGCGGCCTTCGGGCCAGCGCCCGGCTGATCTGCCCGCCATGCCGCCCGCGCGGCCTTCCAGCGCCACGCCAGCGCCGGCAGGCGGTGATGCGAATGCGGCGATTGACGCCTTCCTGGGCGAGTTTGGCGCGACCCGCGACCGCCCCGCCGTGTTCCGCGATGTGTCGGGCACGCGCGTGGTGATCAGCCGCGATCTGTTCCTGAATGCGGATGGCGAAGTGGTGCGGAATGCGCGCCGCTTGCAGAACCTGGCGCTGCTGGCCGAGGCCATCAAAGACCCGGATGAGATTTGGGTGGATTGGGCTGAGACGCCAGGCGGTGGCTTGCACCTGCGCCGGCGCTATCTGCGCCGCATGGCTGGCGCGGCCGCTGGCCTGGCCGTGCTGGAATGGACAAGTGCCGGCTGGTTCGGTGCCGCGCTGCTGGCGGCGCGCGCCACGGCTTATCTGGAAAAACAGCGATCCGGCGCGCTTGTGTATCGCCGCGAGAATGAGGAGCCTTCACCATGACTGAGATCATGTCTGACCCGTTGCACTTTGCAATCTGGCTGACCGGCGCGGTTGTGTGGGCCGTCGTCTTGATTGCGGTGGCGGCGCTGGTCGCCTTGGTCACCTGGCAGGCCATCGTGGCAACAGCGCACGTGGCGCGACAACTCTGGCGGATCCACCGTGGCCTTTCGGAGCGTAACAAAGACTGCACGATTGCGGAGGCGTGGCGCTACGCCTTCCGGTATGGGGGGCTGATGCGATGCTTGCTTTGATCCGCACCCTACTCCGCCGCTTCGGTTACGCGCTGATCCCGGTCAACGCCGTCGATTACGTGGATATCCGCATCGCTGTCTGGGCGGCGCAATACAGCTACGCCGCCGATCGGATGGGCCTGAAGAATCCGGAAGCCGTGGCGAATGATGCTGTCATTCGCGCGCTGGACCCGGTGCAGGCCGAAAGCGACAAGCGCGCCTTCGCGGCCTTGCTCGCGGCGGTTGAGGAGCATCTCTGATCATGACCGGCGTGCGCATCACCATCAACACCGCTGAATTCCGTGACGCCATCCAGGGCCTGGGCGCGCTCATGCGCCGCCCGCAGGCTGCGATGGCCGAGATCGGCGAAGCGCTGATCCTATCCACCCAGGAACGCGCGGCGGCTGAACAATCGCCGGA